CTACTGCTGCTGGAACTGGTTTAGGCACTACTGCTGCTGGAACTGGTTTAGGAACAACCGGCGCAGGCTTGGGAACTACTGCTGCTGGAACTGGTTTAGGCACTACTGCTGCTGGAACTGGTTTAGGAACAACCGGCGCAGGCTTGGGAACTACTGCTGCTGGAACTGGTTTAGGCACTACTGCTGCTGGAACTGGTTTAGGAACAACCGGCGCAGGCTTGGGAACTACTGCTGCTGGAACTGGTTTAGGCACTACTGCTGCTGGAACTGGTTTAGGGGCAACCGGCGCAGGCTTGGGAACTACTGCTGCTGGAACTGGTTTAGGCACTACTGCTGCTGGAACTGGTTTAGGGGCAACCGGCGCAGGCTTAACGGCAGGCGGCGCTGGCGCTGCTGGAATGGGCGGTGGCACAGGGCTAACTGCTGGATTAAATACGGGCCTTACTGGAGGCTTAACAACTGGCGGCGCTGGTCTTGCCTCAATGGGTGGTGGCACGGGACTAACTGCTGGATTGAATACTGGTCTTGCCGCTGGTGGTGCATTAACTGCTGGAGGGGCTGGTCTTGCTTCAATGGGCGGCGGTACAGGTCTTACAACAGCAGCCGCTGGCGGTGGCACTTTAGGCGCTGGTGGCGTTACTGGCGCAGGAACGGCACTTGGAAGCGGTGTTGGCTCGGCACTTACTGGAGCAGGCGCTGGCGCATCAAGTCTTGTTCAACAACTGCAAGCAGCAACTGGTCTATCAGGCCCGCAACTTGCCGCTTTGTTAAGCGGAGGCGTGGGCGCAGCAAATGCCGCTAATTTGTCAAGCGCAATTAATACTGGATTAGATGCAACGATTGCAGCAAATACGGCATCGCAAGGCACGTTGAAGGACATTTACAACCAGCAATTAGGGTTCCAAAAACCTTATCAACAAACTGGTTTGACTGGTCTAAATCAACTGGGTCAACTTGCAGATACGGGTTATTTGACTCATCAATTTAATGCTCAAGACCTTGCTGGTGGACTTGCACCTAACTACGACTTTATGCTCCAACAAGGGCAGATGGCAAACCAACGTGCAGCAAACGTAGGCGGTGGCGCGTTGTCAGGCAATACACTACAAGGATTGCAACAATATACGCAAAACTATGCAGGCAACGCATATCAAAATGCGTTTAACAATTACCAATCGCAGCGTAACAACATTTATACAAACTTGGCAAACATGGCTGGAATTGGTCAGACTGCAAATACAGGCGCACAAGCCGCTGGTACTGCTTACGGCAAAGGCACAACAGACTTGCAAACCGCATTGGCTAACGCTCAAGCCGCAGCCGCAGTCGGTAAGGCACAAGCATTGGCAGGAGGAACGTCAGGTGTAGCAAACTCTACGTTCCTTGCCTCTTTGCTTGGACAAACCGGCACAGTTCCTCAATAAGGATTAGACATGGCAGACTATTTCACAGGCTACACAAACCTTGCTACTCCGCAAACGTCCCTTGCGGATATGATGAATTTGGCATCGGGTGTTCAACAATACCAGCAAGCGCAGCAAATTAATCCTTTGTTGTTGCAACAGCGTCAACTTGAGTTAAAAAAAGCGCAAGAAACTTACGCTCCTGACATAGCCCGAAATCTTGCAGAGTCTCAACGCGCACAGACAGAAGCCGGTGTTTCTGCTGGTACTGCTCAGCCGCGAATAAGCGCCGCAACAAGTGAAGCAAACATTAAAAATATTCAAAAGTTACAAGCATTTCAATCTAATGCTGCGCGTCAATTGCTTGGTCTTGCAACTAAAAAAGACCTTACGGCTCAAGACATTGAAGATTCCATGACCAAAACCCTAAAGGATAGCGGTGCTGGTGATGATGCAATTAAGCAATCAATGGCGCAAATTCCTAAAGGTGGATCGCCTGCTGAACTGCAATTATGGGTTGGTCGTAATGGTTTGCAATCGTTAGAGGCATCGGCTCACTTAGATCGTTTGTATCCATCAACTCAAATGGTATCTACGGGCGCAGGAACTATGCCCGTGACTACCGGCAGCGCACTTGCCGCCCAAACCCCAGGCCAGCAAGCAGGCCCAATGACAGAAGCGCAATTACCGCCCACAACGCCTGTTGTTGGCCCAACTGGTGCATCTACCTATCTTGGCCCAGCATCACAGCGTCCGCAAGGCCCAATCCAAGCTGGTATTGGCCCTGCTGCTGGTGCTTTGCAAACAAACCTTGGTTCAACTTTGGGCGCAGATTGGACTGCAACATCACAAAAAGCAAGTGAAGCGCCTCAGAAAATTGCAATTTACCAAAATATCAAAAAACTTATTCCAGAATCGTATACGGGCGCATTGTCTGAAAAGAAACAATTTGCTGCCAATCTTGCTCAATCTTTGGGAATTGATTACAACGTATTGGAAAGTTCTTCTACGGACGAATTGGCAAAGAACACCAAACTTTTGCAACTTGCTGGCGGCAATACAGATGCTGCCCGTGGCTTGGCTGAACTTGCAAGCCCCAACACCAAGATGACCAAAGAAGGTATGGTGCGCGTTACTAATCAATTGATTGGTCAAGAGCAATATAACGCTGCCAAAGCCAACTTTATGCAAGCGGCTACTGGCGACCCTGCTGCATATCAAAACAAACTCTTACAATGGCAAAATGCTGCTGACCCACGTTTCTTCCAAGAAATGTCGCAAGTGGACGCGCAAAAGATGATGCAAGCAATGAGCCCTGCGGAACTTGCTGCGCTGCGTCAAAAACGTGCATTGGCTAAACAACTTGGGATTATTCGATAATGCCTACATTTGCCGATTTCCTTGATTCAAGCCAGCCAAGTGCTGCGCCTAATTCTGCGCCGCCTGCAAAAAAAGGTGGTCAGTTAACCAAAGAGGCAATCCTTGGTTATAACGACCTTGCGGAAAGATTGAGGCAATTTCAATCAGTCACAAAAGACATAAAGCCTGGAACTGACACATATCAAAGAAACATGGCAGACATTGCTGAAGCGCAAAAGGCAATGCAACAAGCCGGTTTATCTTCTGCGCCAGCAGCACCAGCCGCCCCGCAAACAGGTACATTCGCAGACTTTCTTGATATGCCTGCGCCTACTGGTGGCAGCGGTCGAGGCGTTCAAGGTGGCCCAACAGCAGCAGAATTGCAGGCTTATCAACCCAAGCCTCAAGGCATGGTTGCCCAAGCCTTCCAACGCGCATTCCAAATGAAACAACGCGCACCAGGTGAGATTGCATCAATACTTGATATCCCTGGCAATATCCCTTCTGCAATTGCTGGAACAGTCGGTTATGGTGCTGGTCGTGCATTTGGCTTAAGCCCCGAGGAAGCTACCGCAGCATCCCAGCCTGTTGCTCAAGCATTGGCAAATCCTGTTGGTCGGCTTACCGGCACAGTCGGAACGCCTGGCTATCAAGGCTCATTACCCACCCAAGCCCAGCAAGCGGTCGGCGGCGCTTTGGCCCAAGGCGCAGAGGCATTAGGCCAACGCACAGGCATTAGCCCTACCGACATTGAGCAAGGCGTTAATGCCGCAATGATGGCCCTTCCCGCGGGTATTAAGCCCGTAAAGGCAGGCGTTGCTAGGATCAAGGCGGCTTTGCCTGAGTACACCATTGAGGCGGCAACACCTGGTTCCGTTGGCGCAGCAGCAGTTCCAACTGAAACAACAATTAAGGCGGCATTGGCAAGCGCCAGCCCCGAACTGCAAAAAGCCGTTGGTAGCGTCCCTGTAAACAAAGTCAACGTGCCTGTCCTGCAACGTCACATTGAGGCAGATTCCTTGCCCGAGCCGGTGCGCCTCACCAATGGCCAGGCAACGGGTGACGTTAGCCAATTGTCTATGGAGCAAAACCGCAGAGGAGCAGACCCTGCATTGGCGGCACGTTTCAATGAACAAAACGGACAATTGATTAAAAACATGGACGCAATCCGTGAAATGGCTGCGCCTGATGCCTATGGCACAAAAATCATTGAAAACAGTGATGAATTGATTAACACATACAAAAAATTAGACGCTGAACGTAATACCGCAATTGACCAAAAATACAAGGCTTTGCGTGATGCTAACGGCGGTGATTTTCCTATTGATGCTGCTACTTTATTGGATAACGTAAAGGCTACGCTGAAAAAAGATTTGTTGTCCAATGACGCGCCGACAAGCCAAATGGCTGAACTTAGCCGCATGGCAGCAGAAAAATCAATGACGTTTGAAGACTATTTGAGCTTGCGCCGAAACCTTGGTGATATTGCCCGCACTAGCACGGATGGCACAACGCGCCGCGCTGCCTCTTTGATGATTCAAGAACTTGAGAATCTTCCGTTGCAAGAGGGCGCAAAGCAACTTAAACCATTGGCTGATGAAGCTAGAAACGCTGCCAAGGCTCGATTCCAAATGCTGGAGAAAGACCCTGCTTATAAAGCGGCGGTAGATGATAGCGTTGCTCCTGACAAGTTTATGGAAAAATTTGTTGTAAATGGAACGCGAGACAATGTGAAATCCATGATTGACCAATTGGGCCGTGACTCTGTTGCCCACCAGCACATGAGCGCAGGCACGTTAAATTGGTTGCGTGAAAAATCAATAGATCGTCAAGGCAATTTTTCGCAAGCAGCGTTTAACAAAGCCCTTAATCAATTAGACAAGTCGCAAAAGCTAAACCTTGTGTTTAACCCTGACGCATCTTCTACATTGAAAACATTGGGCAATGTGGCTCAATACACACAAGCACAGCCTAGAGGAAGTTTTGTCAATAACTCTAATACTTTAGTTGGCGCAATGGCTGAAAAAGCTGCTGGTGGATTGGAAACTCTTGGAAACATTGGGAGCAGCAAAATAGGGTTGCCATTGGGAACAATTGTTCGCGGTCAATTTCAAAACTTAAAAGCTGCCCAGCAAACGAAAAAAGCACTTGAGCCAGCCGCTGGCGTAACATCATTAAAGGACATTGGCAAATGAGCGTTAATCTTTCCCCCATCGGTAACGGATTTCAGTTCTTTACCACTACCGGCATCCCTCTAAATGGGGGATATATCTATACCTACCTAGCTGGCAGCACAACGCCTGCGGCAACGTATACGACATCATCGGGTTCTATTGCTAACACCAATCCAATCCAACTTGGCACGGATGGTCGCCCGCCACAAGAAATTTGGTTTACATCGGGAACAAATTACAAGTTTGTCCTGACAGATTCGGGAAACAATGCCATTGCCACATACGATAACTTGTATGGAATTATTGGCACAACGGCGGCAGTTAGCGCAGTTCCATCGGGCGGTATCATTATGTGGTCAGGCTCTATTGCGTCAGTTCCAACTGGATACTACCTTTGCGATGGGTCTAACGGCACTCCCAATTTGAAAGACTCTTTTGTTGTTGGGGCTGGTAACACTTACTCAGTCGGCAATACAGGTGGCTTTACGTCATCGGTGACAAGCAGCGTTGGCACTAACCTTCCAACTTATTACGCACTTGCATTCATTCAAAAATCATGACCGAAACAGAAGCCCGCTTAAATTCGCATGAAGCCGTCTGTGCTGAGCGTTACGAACAGATTAACGCCAGGTTAAAACGCCTTGAAAGAATATTAATGAGCGCTGCCGGTTCTATGTTGCTTGGCATGGCGGGGATTATCTTTACCTTTATAAGCCATGTGAAATGATTGATCCTCTAACCGCCTTTGCAGCAGCGCAAGCCGCCGTAAAGGGGGTTAAGGCAGCCATTGCTTTAGGCAAAGACATTCACGCCATCACTGGCGACATGATGAAGTTCTTTGAGGCTAAAGACGTAGTTCAAAAAGCCGCCTCAAATCCAAAATCAGCGTTTGGAAAGTCAGATACCGCTGCGGCCTTTGAAATCGTCATGCAAGCCAAGCAACTTGCGGATGCCGAACGTGAATTAAACAATTACATGGTAATGTCTGGCAATGCTGACTTGTGGCAGCAGTTGATGATTGAGCGTAACAACATCATTCAAACCCGCAAAAAACAAGAAATCTTGGACGAAAAACACGCCGCTGCCAAGAAAAAAGAGATGGATGAATTCATTAATTGGTTGCTTGGTGGCGCAATTGTGATTTTGGTTTTGGGCCTTGTTTTTTGGTGGCTTACTATGCTTTTGGAGAAACACTAATGTTTGAATTATTAGGTGGCGGTGTCATTGGTTCTTTGCTTGGTGGCGTGTTCCGGCTTGCGCCGGAGGTTCTCAAATGGATGGATAAGAAAAACGAGCGTGCGCATGAGCTGTTAATGTTTAGTCAGCAGTGCCAGTTAGAGACGCTGCGCGGTCAACAGAAACTGGCCGAGATTGGCGCCCAACGCGAGGCAACCGTGGATGCTGGCGTCATGGATGCGTTTAACTCTGCTATTGAGCAGCAGACAGAGATGGTTAAGGCTGCCGGCGGCTGGGTGGCTAGTCTTTCGGCATCCGTTCGCCCTGTGGTGACGTACTGGATATTGCTTCTTTGGTCATTCATTCACATTTGGTTTGCCTGGAATGCGTGGGTAACTGGCGCATCTCCTGATGCCGTTTTCCGCTTAATGATGAGTGGCGACATGGCTGCGCTTGTGTCCGGCACTCTTAACTACTGGTTCCTTGATCGTACTCTTGCCAAGCGTGGTCTATGAACTTAGACATTGCTGCTGCCCTGTGTAAGCAGTTCGAGGGCTTCAAATCGAGGGTTTACCTATGTCCAGCCGGTATCCCCACGATAGGCTTTGGATCAACTTATTATGGCAATGGTGCAAAGGTTGCACTATCTGATCCACCAATATCTGAAGCTGATGCAGAGGCTTTATTGCTCCACGAACTGCAATTTACCTACCTTCCAGGGGTGTTGCGTAATTGCCCTATTTTGTTAACAGATGAACGTAAGTGTAATGCTGTAGTGGATTTCTGCTATAACCTCGGGATTGGCAGACTCCAGACCAGCACATTGAAGCGCAAAATCAATGAGCAAGATTGGGAAGCCGCCAAAGAACAATTGATGTTGTGGACTAAGGGCGGTGGGCGCGTACTTCCTGGCCTTTTAAAGCGCCGCACCGCTGAGTGTCAATTGTTTGGTTTAGGGCAATCCTCTGGTACATCTATTTTGACGTAAACAGGGACATACATACCGCCATCGGTGTGTTGTGTCCATCTATCAATGTAAACGTCTGCCATAGTGCTTAAAGATCGTTTTACCGCATCGGCAGGAACGCCAAGCAATGCCGCTATGTGTCGTGCGGTTAAGCCTTCCTCATATTGGGTAAGAATGGGCCTAATTCTTTCTGTCATTGCCCTCATTTATCTTGTTCTTTCATGTGTTTGATTGCTTCCATGATGCTGGCAATATATGTTAGCGCAACCGTACATTCGTAAATTGCATCATCGTAGTGATTGTTCAACATACATTGGTGTACTTCCTTGAGTGCGTGTTCTGCCTGCATACAAGGTAGTGCGTAGTCTTTTATTACTTCAATTTTCATGTGTTCTTATCCTTCAACATGGCTTCAACCATCTTCATCATTCCCGTTGGTGTTCGTCCCATGTCATAAATCAATTGGGATTCCGCATCCGTCAACCCCACCCAAGGGCGCTGTAATGGTGTGGTGTAGACAGGGAAGCAGTCTTTGCAAGCCTTGTGAGTTGTTGGTAATTCAAATAAGCCGTTTTTGTCTGGGCTACAAAGATACGCCACCGGCTCCTGCGCCAGTTTGTCCCGCGCTGATGCTTTCTTTGATTCGTAGCCTGTCATTTGAACACCGCCGCAACTAACATGGACGCACCCACCACAAAGATCACCCACACGATCAAGCCCTTGACTTGCTGCACAAACTGCGAGTAGTCGCTAGGCTCGGGCTCGTCAAACTCCCATTCCTTTTGCTTGCGCTCCATGTATTTTTTGTCTGCTTCAGTCACGTTTGTATTCCTTCATGCGTTCGTTAAGACGCTCAATGCGGGCTAGGCTGAGTTGGAGACAAGCCTTTGCGTACTCGGTGGCGTTCTCTGACTCAAGCCTCTCCAGATGCGCCTGGGCCAAAGAATGCGTAATGACTTCTAGGGGAGTTAAGTCACGCCAATAGTCTTTAAAGAATTTCAGAAATCGCATACCATTCCCTTTCGTTACGATTGGTTTTTGACAAGACTTTGTTGCCTGTCAAACCAATAAGCCCTTCACGTTCCATTTCGGGCAAGCGCTTGCCAATTTGATGCGACTCAAGATTGGTAAAGCGGGAGATTCCATCTTTGCCCAATGGCCCGTAATCTTTCAAGCATTGCAAAATAATTTGCGAATGGTGCTTGGCAAGTTCTTTAGCAGACCCTGCTGCTTGCCAACTGGTTATAGGGTCGGTATTCCGTGCGCGTGGATGCTCAAAATGGTACATCTTCATCCTTTGGCAAACCTTTGAATTGTTCTTTGGGTTGTGGTTCATTGAGATATGCCCAACCTGCCCAACCACCTTCTACCAAAGGGATAACGTCAATCTTTAACATTTCCCCATTCTTGGTGTTAATGATTGAGCCGATACGCTGGTAACGGTTCTTTTGTTGTCCGTCCTTGTTGGTGTATGTCCCAACTACGCAAGAAATTTCTTTAGTGATTGCCATGATTAACCTTTCATTAGTTCTGCTTGTTTCTTAATGCTGCTGCGGGTTTTGCTATCAAGCATTGCCCATAAAGCCGTCTTTTCTTCAATGTCCGTGATGCCTTGGTATTCCTCCACAGCACCAACTAGATCATTTGCGCTCATGCGTTCGTTTATGGCTGCGGCTACGTCTGCAAGGATTGACAAACGATTTTGCGGCACAAGGTCAGTTTTAGTGGCTGACACTTTAGGCGCTTGCCTAGATGCTGCGTTACCGTCATCATCTTCCGGCGCAATACCGCAAGCTGCCATCAAAGAATAGCGCCTAGCGTAAGTAAGCGCCGAGCCGTAACCTTGCGGGTCATGCTTAGCAGCAGGAACGTGCAATTTTCCGCACTCCAGCATTTCGCCCGATTCGTGAATAAAGACTGTTTCTACAGTTACGCCATGATCGTCTTCCGATGTGCGCTGGATAAGGGCTATTCCCGCGGCATTTAAGCTATCTACAACCGCCTCCACGCAACCGGCAAGGTCAACGTACTTTGACCGAAAATGCGGGTTTGTAGAAGTCTTTAAAGCCGGTGCAAAACCGCGCTGGGCTTTGACTAATGCTGATGCAATGTTTTTCATAAATCACCTCCAAAATCTATCCCGCATTTTTCGCAGGAAAAGTAATACAAAATGTGAATGTCATCGACTGTATGCCGAGCCATGTCGCCGCAATCTTCCCCGCATTCGGGGCATTCGTAGTCCTCACGATCTGTCCCACGTTCTGTCAAGTTGTTCTTTAAGCCATTTGATTCGTTCATTTTGTATCTCCAGTTGTCCACATAAATGCCACACATAAATCTCAAGAAAGCCGGTTGGGTCTAATTTGGATTTGCATTCCTCAATAATCTCCTTGGGGTTGTTGCTGGTAATCATGCTGCCCACCCATACACAAGTACCCAAGCCAGCGATACGCCGATAAACACGGCAAGCGTGATGTCTTTTGCTTTATTCATTTGGTGTTCTCCGCGCAATAAACTGCTTTGTGAATTTCGTGGTGGATGTCGCCTAGATCGGTGTTCATCCAGGTATGCACAGGCCGAAAAAATGCGTAGAGTGAGTGTTCCATGATGTTGATGATTTCTGCCATCATTGCGGGAGTGATTAAGCCTTGGTGTAGGGCTTCCTCGTACTCTGCTTGAAGTAGTGCTATGTCTTTCATGCTGTGTACTCTAGTGCGCTTAGTTTGCTGATGCGGGTGTTGATGTCCATCACGGTCTTGTTGAAGTCGGACATTGCCCTTGCTTTTTGTGCCTCCAGCGCGGCGATCTGCTGGGCAGTTGGGTCGTAATTGTCTGGCACTTCTATTTCAATCTGTTGCTCACAGACAAAGGTGCGGGTTTCATCGTCACTTGCTTTGAACGAATACACTTGGTAAGTGCCTTCGTTGTCCCAGTCGTACTTTACGTAGTAGACGTAAATGGTGGTTTTGATTTTCATGATGTTTCCTTTAAAGACCCTTGCGGGATTGATGGGGCCGAAGCCCCCGTTAAATTTATTTGTTTTTAAATGGGGAATTAGATTTGAAATCGTAACCAAGTGATTTCAATTCTTGAGTTGTATCAGCAAGGCTCATGCTGTTTACTTGTTGTGAGGTGTAACCCATATCAAGCAATGCTTTGCGTTGTGCTATTGCTAGGGTTACCATCCAGTTTGCATTCATCATTTTGCTTACTCCTAAAAAGACCCCGAGAAGTTCAGGGCATGGGTGAACTATATCACAATTGTGATGTCTTGCAAGCCTTTTTTAACTTTTTTTATAGGTACTTTCCCTAATAAATTGACTTCACAAATGTGATATAGTGCGGTATGGACATTTTGGACACAGCAATCAAAGCGGCTGGCGGGGTAGGCAGATTGGCCTATCTCCTGGACGTAAAGCAGAACACGATCAGCAACTGGCGGCAGCGCGGTGTGCCTAAGAGTTGGCAACAGGTGCTGGTGTACAAGTTTAAAAAACAGATTGCGGAAGCGCAAAAAATCGTTTAGAGTTGGGGCAATGGCTAGGCTTAGCGGCTGAAAAGGTGATTCGTTACCACCCTGCCAATTGTTCCTTTATGTAACGCTTAACCTAGAACGTAAGGTTGTCAATGTACTACTACCAGTTCAATATCGGTGATTACGCCAGTCACACGCAGCGCCTATCTTTGCTTGAAGATTTGGCCTATCGCAGGCTCCTGGACGAATACTATTTGCACGAACGCCCGTTGAACAGCGGTTTAACGTCCGTTGCACGTCAGATCGGTATGCGCGACCATGAGGCAGAAGTTAAATTTGTCCTTGAATCGTTTTTTAGCCTGACTGAAGATGGCTGGGTAAACGCTAGAGCCGACAAAGAAATTGCGCATTTCAAAGGGAAAATTGAGCAGGCTTCTAAGGCAGGAAAGGCATCTGCTGAACGGCGGTTCAACGGACGTTCAACGGACGTTCAACCAACCAATAACCAAGAACCAATAACCAATAACCATAAATCAATTAAGAATACAGTCGCTTCACCTGACGGTGTGACGGATATTGTTTGGCAGGATTGGCTAACTTTACGCAAGACGAAAAAAGCCGCCGTAACCCAAACCGCCTTGAACGGCATTATCAAGGAGGCTGGCAAAGCGGGGATAAGCCTTCAATCCGCTTTGGAAACCTGTTGTGCAAGGGGCTGGACAGGATTCAAGGCTGATTGGCTGAAAGACAAAGACGCAGGGCAAAAATCCTTTGCCGAGAAGGAATACGATTTCAAGCGCAAGCGATGGGAGGCCATGACAGGCAGAACGTCCGAATATTCACCATTTTTGGAGATTGAAGATGACACAACCCATTGATCGACTCTTTGAAAGATTGAGCATGACTTACGGGAACGCATGGGACAACTCGCTGGGAAGCGCGCCGCTAAACGAAATAAAATCGTTTTGGATGCACGAACTGGCTGGGTTTTTGAAATCCAAAGAGGCGATGATGTCAATATCCTATGCCCTGGATCACTTACCCGAGCGCCCGCCAAACCTTGTCCAGTTAAAAAACCTGTGTATGCAAGCGCCGGTTGTCAAACCATTGGCCTTACCCGAGCCACCGGCAAATCCCGAGCGTGTAAAGCAGGAGTTGGCAAAACTTGCGCCTTTGCGGATGGGGCCAGGGGTTGATCCAAAGGCATGGGCGCACAGAATCCTTGCGGAATACGCTGCGGGACGTAAAAAGCCGGTAGCCGTTATACAGATGGCCCGCGATGCCTTGGCAGCAGGATGAGGCAAGGGCCAAGATGTTTGTTCATTACCTTGCCCTTTGCCGTATACCTGGCGCAAAAGCCTATGCATGGCAGCGGGTCAAGGAACTGGACGAACAGGAATTGTACAAAGGCATTAAAAATTACATTGTGGAGAAAATAAATGCGCAGAGCAGCAAGGGTTGACGCTAATCAAGACCAGGTGGTGGGCGCACTACGGGCGGCAGGCGCTTACGTTTGGATTATTGGCCTGCCGGTGGACTTAATGGTTGGCTACAAAGGTCACACCGTCTTGATAGAAGTTAAAGATGGCCCTGGGAAGCGTTTAACGGCCTTACAAGAGGCTTTTTTTGCAAAGTGGGAAGGTGGGACGCTATCTAGGGTTGACGGGCCAGAATCTGCTCTAAATGTCTTAAAGGTGATAGATGCGCAGCCTTGAGCAAAACCGCATGATGTGGGCAAACCTTGAGGATATTGCCAGCCAGGTCGTGTGGTATGGTCAAAAACTCCACAAAGAGGAATGGAAGGACGTATTGACCGCCGCCCTTAAAAGACAAAAGGTTGTGCCTGGTATTGATGGGGGATTTGTCATCATTGGGGCGCGCACTAGCAAAATGACCGTGGCTGAGATGAACGAACTAATCGAGTTATCCACAGCCTTTGGGACTGAACAAGGGGTGAAATTCCGTGCTTTTTCCGAAGCGTAAATATGTCCGCAGCAAAGCGCTGCTGGAAGCCTGCCGCACAATTGCTTGCCAACATTGCGGAATTGACGATGGGACAGTCTGCGCCGCGCATATAAATTGGGGCGGCGGGAAAGGGAAAGCGGTCAAGGCAGACGATAACCTGGTCGCCAGCCTTTGTTTTGTTTGTCACTCAGCGCTTGACCAGGGCGCAGACATGAGTAAGGAAGAACGGCAGGAGATGTGGCTAAAAGCCCACCAGCGTACCGTCCTGATCCTGTTGACCACCCGAAAGTGGCCCGAAAAAGTGCCTATTTCCGCATTGACGGAAGCGGGGCATTCTTTTGCGATTTAGGATGGGCATGGGCCATATCAGTGCGCTCATGTTTGTGCAATTCTTTTGCCAAAGCCATGATTTTTTGGTTTTCGGTTTTGTGTTCTCGCACCATTTCGTAAACCTTGGGGGTTTCGTGAACTGCTTTTTCGCGTTTGAGGGTAAAATTTGTAGCCATGGGAAAAAATCTCCTATAATGACCCCGACATTGTAATGTCACCCGTTAACCTTGCAAGGAAATATCATGGGAAAAATGGACAAAGAGATGTATAAATCTGGCGCTTCTGGCGAAAAAATGCCTAAAAGCGTTTTGGCAAGCGACGAATCTGGCGAACGCCGCGAGAAAATTGTTGGTGGTACTGGCATGGGTAAAAAAGATGCCTACATGAGCAAAGACCTCAAAGGCGGTTCTAAAGAGGCTGTCTGCTACACGCACGACCGTTCGCACTACCGTTAATAAGGCGGGGGACGATTGGAGGGAACTAAGCCCCAATCGCCCCCCTAACCAAACCAAGGAGAGTTGGCATGGCTGAGAACTATTGTAGTTCATGTATTTATTTCGTTGACCACCACATAATGGGTCAATGTAGGCGCTTTCCCACGTTCCAACACCGGCACAAGACGGAATGGTGCGGGGAATACAAAGCGCCCGTGGTTATGACCATAACGGTGACCGACGACACTTTGACGGTCACGGAAACCCCTATAAAAAAGCGCGGCAGACCGGCCCGAGTGCTTGTTCCCCTGACTGTAGAGGGGGAAACGACATGAATTTAAGCCCACTTCAAGATAGGGTTGTGGTCAAACCACAGGTCAGAAACTTATCTGATATCATTATTGTGAACAACAAAGAGCCTTTTAACGAAGGCACCATTGTTGCGGTCGGCCCTGACGTTTACGAAGTACAGGTCGGGGATTTCATTAAATACGGCAACGGCGATTACCTAAAATGGCCTACCCACAAGATTGACGGGCAGGACTACCAAGTAATCCAAGAAGCCGACATCTGCGCGGTGGTGGAAGAATGAAAAAGCACGACAAGCCCATAGCCCACAAAACCACAGGCAAGGACAAAACCTACAACCCTACCGACAAGGGCGCAGGAATGACCGCTAAAGGCCGTGCTGAGTACAACGCCAAGAACGGAAGTAACCTAAAGCCGCCCGCCCCAAATCCTAAGACCAAGAAGGACGAAGGCCGCAAAGCAAGTTTCTGCGCTCGGATGGAAGGGGTGGTAAAACACTCCAAAGGCCCAGCCGAACGCGCCAAAGCCTCCCTCAAAAACTGGAACTGTTAATATGCCACTCAAGAAATCAGCTTCTCCAAAAGCGTTCAAAGAAAACATCAAGGCCGAAGTCAAGGCCGGCAAACCCGTGAAACAGGCGGTGGCAATTGCCTATGCTGAAAAGCGGGAAGCGCAAAAGGCAAAGAAAAAGTGAAAATTACTCAAAAAAAGGTCACAGAACTAATCCCTTATGTAAACAACAGCCGCACCCACTCTGACGAACAGGTGGCTCAGATCGCGGCAAGCATTAAGGAATTTGGCTGGACTAACCCGATATTGGTGGATGGGACAAACGGAATCATTGCAGGGCATGGCAGGCTTTTAGCCGCCCGCAAGCTGGGATATACCGAAGTGCCTACCATTGAGTTGGCAGACTTGACGGAAACCCAAAAAAAGGCATACATCATTGCCGACAACCGCTTGGCGTTGAACGCTGGGTGGGACAATGAGATGCTGACCATCGAGTTAAACGACTTGCTGGCAGACGGTTTTGCGCTCGAAATGCTGGGTTTTGACCCCAAAGAGTTAGCCGCCTTGCTTGAGCCCGAGGTAATTGAGGGATTGACGGACGAGGATGCCGTACCCGAAGTACCCGAGGAGCCTAAAACCAAGTTGGGGGATATTTACCAGTTAGGCAATCACAGGCTGATGTGTGGGGATTCCTGCAGCCAGGAAGCGGTGGAGAAGCTGACTAACGGTGCAGGCGTGGATATGCTTTTGACAGATCCGCCTTATAACGTGGCTTATGAAGGCAAAACCAAAGAAAGCCTAACTATTCAAAACGATAGTATGGGCGATGAGCAATTTCGTCAATTTTTGCGGGATGCCTTTGTAACAGCCGACACGGTAATGAAAAAAGGCGCTGTTTTTTACATTTGGCACGCTGATTCAGAGGGATACAACTTTCGAGGCGCCTGCCATGATGCTGGATGGAAAGTGCGCCAATGCCTTATTTGGAAGAAGTCTTCTATGGTGATGGGGCGGCAAGACTATCACTGGAAGCATGAGCCTTGCCTTTATGGGTGGAAGGACGGGGCTGGCCATCTATGGGCGACAGACCGCAAACAAACCACAATCTTGGAATTTGAGAAGCCGCACCGTAATGGTGAACACCCAACTATGAAGCCGGTGGCTTTGTTTGAGTACCAAATGCTCAATAACACTAAGGGCGGGGATATTGTGCTGGATTTGTTTGGTGGGAGCGGAACAACCATGCTGGCAGCAGAAAAGCACGGCAGGCACGGTTATTTGATGGAACTAGACCCTAAATACTGCGATGTAATCGTAAAGCGTTGGGAAGATTTCACCGGCAAAAAAGCCGTTTTATTGACAGAATCTGCCAAAATTGCTTAAAATTTAAGCGAGTTCCCCTTTATAAAATGCCAGTAATACCACAAAAGGCCCATGAGCCAACTGACGAAGCCCGCCGTTTGGTTGAATCCAGCAGCGGTTTAGGCTTGCCGCACGAGCAAATTGGCATTCTTGTGGGAATAGACGATAAGACGCTGCGCAAGTATTACCGGCACGAATTAGACATGGGCAAGGCTAAAGCCAATGGTCAGATTGCCAAAACGTTGTATTCCAAGGCTATATCGGGCGACACAACCAGCCTGATATGGTGGACAAAAGCTCAAATGCGCTGGTCTGAGACGGTTAAACAAGAAGTTACCGGCGCGGATGGTGAGCCGCTGCAAGGCATCCAAGTCACCTTTGTAAAGCCCAATGAGTGAAGTTCAAGGCCAAATTGCCAACGCGCAGTTCCCGCAGAAACTGCAATGCCTGTTCCAGCCTGAGAAGCAAAGATATCGAATCCTGTATGGTGGACGGGGCGGCGCTAAGTCTTGGGGGGTAGCAAGGGCGCTTTTAATTAAAGGCGCGCAGAAGCCATTACGCATCCTTTGCGCCCGTGAGTTTCAGACTTCTATTAGGGATTCCGTCCACAAACTGCTGTGCGACCAAATCATTGACCTACAATTAGACGGGTTCTATGAAATCACCCAAAGCAGTCTACGGGGCAAGAACGGCACAGAATTCTCTTTTGTTGGCCTTAAGAACAACGTGGCAAACGTCAAATCCTACGAAGGCGTGGACATTTGCTGGGTAGAAGAAGCCCAAACGACCAGCCGCCTGTCTTGGAATGTCTTAATTCCCACGATTCGTAAGCAGGATTCCGAGATATGGGTTACGTTCAACCCTGAGTTGGAGACGGATGAAACATATCAGCGGTTTGTAATCCACCCGCCTGGTAATTCCGTGGTGCAGAAAATCAACTGGTCTGACAACCCTTGGTTTCCAGAAACGTTAAAGTTGGAGAAGAATTCCCTGCGGGACAGGGACATTGAATCCTATAACACCGTCTGGGAGGGTATCTGCCGCCAAACCGTGGATGGAGCCGTATTTGCCCGCGAAATGCAGATGGCAGACCTTGAGGAACGGATCACCAAGGTGGCCTACGATGCCACAAAACCCGTCCATGCAGTGTTTGACTTGGGCTGGTCGGATGCTACGGCGATATGGTTTGTCCAGTTCATCGGCATGGAAACCCGCCTGATTCGCTATCATGAGGACAGCCAAAGGACGATTTCTGACTATCTAGCCAAGATGCAAACCTACGGTTACGTCTACGATACATTATGGTTGCCACACGATGCAGAGAACAAGACTCTCGCAGCGGCAGGGCGTTCCATTGACCAAATTGTTCGGGCAGCAGGCTACAAAACCAAAATTATCCCAAGAACGCCAATTCCTGATAGTATTAACGCCGCAAGGACGCTTTTTAGGAATTGCTGGTTTGATAGGGAAAACTGCGCGGATGGGCTACAATGTTTGCGACATTATCGGTTTGACGTTGACCCTGACACTAAGTTGTTCAGCAAAAACCCACTCCATGACGAGTATTCGCATGGTGCGGATGCGTTCAGAATGTTGGGGCTGGTTGTCAATGAGCCAAAGAAACGGGTAGCAAAACCGACCTACAACGCACCACAGTCATGGATGGCCTAAATGGATATTGACCCAATTATTGACGAAGCAATTGACTTCCTCAAACTCTGCAACGATGCAGACACCATGAATCGCCAAGAAGGTTTGGAGGATTTAAAGTTTGTTAATGGCGACCAATGGCCCGTTGAACTGCAAAACTCTCGCAATCTTGAATCGCGCCCTGTCCTGACAATAAATAAGCTGGATGGCTACTGCCGCCAAGTTACTAATCAGCAGCGCCAGCAACGTCCCCGCATCAAGGTTCACGCCACAAACAACGAAGCGGATGTAAAAACGGCAGATGTCATCGAAGGAATGTGCCGTCATATTGAGGTCAATTCCAACGCTGATAACGCCTACGACACCGCCTTTGACCATGCCGTGCGGATGGGATGGGGCTACTGGCGCATCACCACGGATTACGTCAAAGAAAATTCGTTCGATCAAGAAATCTTTATTGATGCCATTCCTAATCCATTTACCGTTTACTTTGACCCTAATTCAGAGAGCGTAAATGGATCGGATGCCGAGCGTTGTTTAATTACAACAATGATGAGCAAGGCTAAATTCCGTAAACTCTACCCCGACAATGATGATGGCACGTCATTTACCCAGCGTGGGACGGGTGACACACAGTCGGAATGGATTACTAAGGAAGATATCCGCATTGCCGAGTATTTCTACGTCCACCGCGAATCGGCGACCCTGTACCAATTGAGCAATGGAACGTCCACGTTTGCGGATGGCAAGGACTTTAAAGCGCGTCTTGAGGCTGCTGGCATTGAAATCATTGGTGAGCGCAAATCCTACAAGCGGACAATCAAGTGGAAAAAGCTGACCGCAATGGAGGTTATTGAGGAGCGCGATTGGCCTGGTCAATTCATTCCTGTCGTGCCGGTTTACGGTCGCCACGTGGTCATTGGGGACAAACGCCACAAGTTCGGCATGGTGCGTCACGCCAAAGATGCACAGCGGATGTACAACTTCTGGCAGACCACCATTACGGAATCGGTTGCTTTGGCTCCCAAGGCCAAGTGGATCATGGCAGAAGGCCAAGATGAGGGCCACGAAAGTGAATGGGCAGCGGCTAACGTTAAGTCGTTCCCCTTGCTGCGTTACAAACAAACCGACATTGACGGACAGTCTGCGCCGCCTCCCCAGCGTCTCCAGCCCGAGCCGCCGCCTTCTGGTGTCATGGCAGCAGCCGCAGGGATAAACACCGATATTGCCACCCTGATGGGCATTTACGACCCGTCTCAGCAACTGCCAGGCAATATATCAGGTAAAGCGCTAAATGGGCAGCAACAACAAGTTGACCTGACCAATTTCGACTTTTACGACAATCTTACAAAGTCTATTGCTCAGACCGGCAAGATCATCCTTGATTTGATTCCGCATATTTATGACTCGCAGCGGGTTATGCGGATCATTGGCGCAGACGGCAAACCTGACTTAGTGCAGATTAACCAGCCAAGCCAAGACGATCAAGGTGTTTACAAAGTAATGCACGACATGACTGTGGGCCAATATGATGTGGTGATGGACACCGGCCCAGGCTTCAATTCAAAGCGCCAAGCCGCAGTCGAGGCAATGATGCCATTAGTTACTGGCAACCCCGAACTGTTCAAAGTTGCGGGCGATTTGGTGTTCCGAAACATGGATTTCCCTGGCGCAGAGGTCATTGCAGACCGCCTTGCCGCCTCCAATCCCATGGCTCAGATTGACGATAAATCGCCTGTGCCGCCCCAAGTTCAGATGCAACTCAAGGCAAATCAGGCCCAAATGCAGCAAATGCAGCAACAATTGCAGCAAATGCAGATGATGATTAAGCAGCGTCAGGACATTGAACAGGTCAAGCAAGATGCCGAGACCAAGCGCGTGTTGATTAAAGAGACCAACCGCGCCCACGAACTTGAACTGACAAACGCCGAGCGCCTCCAAGAAATGCAAATGCGGATGGAAACAACGGCTCATGAAACTGTAATTAAAACCGAAACCCAAAAGGAAATTGAGCGTATGAAGGGTGAAATTGCCCTCATGCTGGCCCAATTGGATAGGTCGGCGGCTCATGCAGCATCATTGGAAACAACCGAACGCGCTATATAAAATTGTGGTATAAACCACACAACCTTACCAGTTAGGTTTTAACTGGGTAAAAATCTTGAGGAAACTCATGTCAAGTGAAAAAGAAGCCGGTCAAGTATTGACTAGCGAGAATGCAGCAGATTTTTATGCTCAAAAAATGAGTTTAGCCGACCAAGGGTTTAACGAGGCTGAAGTTGAGGATTCTCCTTCAGAGCCGTCAGACAAAGGAAGTCGGAGTGAGCCAGGGGCAGACAAAAATGCGAAATCGGCAGAGGAACGGAAACAAAATCCGAAACTCGAAAAGCGGTTTTCAGAGATAACCAAGCAACGCGAACAGGCCCGCCAAGAAGCGGCGCAGGAACGTGAAGTAAGGCAAAGGCTGGAAGCACAATTAGCGGCAGTACGCCAGCAGCAACAACCCCAACAGGTTCGACCCGCTGACGGAAAGCCTCAACCGAGTCAATTTACTGATGCCTTTGAGTATGCAGAGTCATTAGCAGATTGGTCGGCTGAGCAAGCATTAGGTAGGCGAGATCGTGAAGATTTGGAACGCAGGGCAGACGAAGCGCGTCAGAAAGTAATTTCTACATGGGCACAGAAAGTTGCAACAGCGAAATCAGATATTCCCGATTTTGATGACATGGTGGCCTCTAGTGGTGTTGCGGTAAGCGACCCCATTCGTGATGCCATTTTGGAGAGTGACGTAGGCCCACAAATCCTATACCACTTAGCCAAAGAGGACGATCTTGCAAAGAAGATAGCCTCAATGTCGCCATTTGCTGCGCTACGAGAGATTGGAAAGTTGGAAGCCAAATTTGAGACGCAAACTCAAACGAGGCAGAGTAATCCTGTCGGTAAGAGTAAAGCACCACCACCGATTAGCCCGATTCGGAATGCTGGAGGCGCTAAAAACGCAGAAATTGGCTCTGACGGTCAATTTCATGGTAGTTATCAAGCGTGGAAAGAAGCCCGTAAGGCTGGTCGAATTCGATAGTTTTTATTTAAGGAAAAATCATGGCAAACAATTTGCTAACCATTTCCAAGATCACCAACGAAGCGCTGATGGTCTTGGAGAACGAACTTACGTTCACAAGTGAAGTAGACCGCAACTATGACGACCAATTTGCCGTTGTTGGTGCAAAAATCGGTAACACCGTTAACGTCCGTAAACCTGGTCGTTTTATCGGTACAACTGGCCCCGCATTGAACGTTGAAGATTTCAACGAGACATCGGTTCCTGTTACCTTGTCCACTCAGTTCCACGTTGATACCCAGTTCACCACTCAGGACTTGGCTCTGTCTCTGGATATGTTCTCGGATCGTGTGCTGAAGCCCGCCGTTGCTGCAATCGCCAATAAGATTGACCGCGATGGTATGGTTATGGCTAATCTGAACACCGCGAACATTGTTGGCACTGCCGGTACGCCCCCCACTGGTCTGATTACTTATCTGACCGCTGGTGCATACTTGGACAGCGAAGGCGCTCCCCGTGACGGTCGCCGTTCGGTCATCATTGAGCCATTCACCTCTGCAACTATCGTTGACAGCCTCAAGGGTTTATTTGTACCCCAAGAAGCCATCGGCGAACAGTATCGCAAAGGCTTGATGGGTCGTGATTCGGCTGGATGCAACTGGAAATTGGATCAGAACGTTGTTAGCCAAACCTTTGGTTCGTGGTCTGCAAACACCATTGCAGTTAACGTGACTACAGCAACCGGCTTCCTGACTTCTGGTTGGGCTTACAGCAGCACTCTGTCTATGGCTGCATCGTCTGCCTCGACTCTGAATGCTGGCGATGTGTTCACCATTCCTGGTGTGTTCGCCGTTAACCCCCAAAACCGTCAATCGTACGGCAAACTACGTAATTTCGTGGTTCTTGCTACTACGACTGTTGGAACGGGCGCTACCAGCGTTCAAGTATCGCCTGCGGTTATCACTGCCGGTCAATTCCAAAATGTCAGCGTAACTTCTAGCGGTTCGCAAAACATCACAGCGTTTAACAACACTGGTGTTGCTTCCCCGCAAAATCTGATGATGCACCGCAATGCGTTTACGCTTGCAGTCGCTGACTTGGAATTGCCTGATGGCGTTCACTTTGCTGGTCGTGCAAGCGACAAGGAAATCGGTCTGTCTATGCGTGTTGTGCGTCAGTACACCATCAATAACGACTCGATTCCTACCCGTCTTGACGTTCTTTATGGCTGGGCTCCACTCTATCCTGAGTTGGCCTGCCGTATCGCCTCCTAATTGGACAGGGGGGGAGAAATCCTTCCCGTTCATTAACTTTTTTTAAGGAAACTTATCATGGCAAATCCAGGCCCAGCAGTAACCATTTCTGCTCATCCCCAAGGTGCTACCACTGGCACAACCTTGCGTCTTATTGGCACGATTAAAAACGTGACTGCTAACGCTACCGGCAACTATGCTATCCCCGTGGTTAACTCCGCTGTTTATCTGTTGCAAAGTCTTATCGTCACCAATCTGAACAATGCAGGCGCTGCTGTAACGCCTACTGGTTTGGCAATGGGTGTTGCTACTACTTCTGGTGGTTCTAGCCTATACGGTGCAATTACTGCGGCAAACCTGAGTACCCCTCCAGGCGTGTCGTTGGTTGCCCCTACTGCATCGACTACTGGTAACACAGTACAAAACCTGTACTTGAATGTGACCGCTGGACTGACTACTGTCGTTCCTGGCGCTACGTTTGACGTATATGTTTACGGCTACGACTTTAGCGTACCGTTCTAAACTGATGTAAAAGAAAGAGGGCCATCTCTGCAAGGGGGTGGCCTTTTTTCGTTACAATTTAAACACCTTTACAAAGGAAATCAAAATGTCAAATTCACAAGCAATTGGCGCAGCATATCTTGACCAAGATATCATTGATGCCAACTATTCTTTGGTTAATTCGGTGACAGGCCAAATGGGTTACACCACAGGCAGCCCAACAATTGCAGTTAGTTCTGTTACCCAAGCAACTAACAAAGCAACAGGCGTAACCATCAACGCAGCAGCAGGACAAATTGTTACAAGCAATGCGGCCCTGGCAGCAGGCGCTGAAGTTGCATTTGTAGTCACAAACAGCGCAGTAAGTGCTTATGACATCCCCGTCATTGCATTGGCATCTGGTGCAACTACTGCTGGAACTTACCTTTTGTCGATTGCAACAGTCGCCAATGGTTCGTTTACTGTTGTAATTTCTAATGCAAGCGCAGGCTCTTTGAGCGAAGCCCTGACACTTAATTTTGGCATCATTCACGTTGCTCAACTTTAATCATGGCAAACACAACTGTCCTGCGAGTGGTTGGTAAAACAACCGCTATCTCTGTGACAGCATCTTCTACAACGGCAACATCTATAGATGACCAAGTAAACGATCAAGTTAACTACGCATCGTTTCTAAACACCGGCGCAGTCGCCGTTGCGGTCAAATTAGGTGATGCCAATGTGGGCGCTGCTGTGTTGCCGGTGTCTGGTACACCTGGCGACTTTTTGCTTCCTGCTGCAATGACATTTCCCATTGTGCTGGCTTGCCCAACTGTCCCTTTCAATGTTCGCATGATTGGTGCAGCGGCTGGCCCTTCACTTGTGTATGTAACACCTGTTGCGGATCAAAGTTAATATGTCTGACCCTGCTAAAACAATAGACCAAAACATTTTGCCAGTCCAGGCGTTGTTTAACGTTGATAAGACGTTTCAAACGTTTATTGGGCAGGGTCAGCCATTTACGGCAACAATCAGCCCCGACCAGTCGGGACTGAATATTACCAATAGCACGATTAATAGCACAACAATCGGCGCTACATCCCCAACAACGGCGGCATTTACCACCGCCACAGCGTCAAACGCTCCTGTTGGCGCGACAGACTTGGTAAACAAGTATTACGCTGATGCACTTTCCCTTGGGCTTTCATTCAAACAGCCTGTTTTATGTGCAACCACGGCAAATATTGCGCTTACCGGCCTGCAAACTATTGACGGAATCACGGTTGCAGCGGGTGATCGAGTTTTGGTTAAAAACCAAGGCACACAAGCAAACAACGGTATTTATCTTGCCGCCACAGGCGTTTGGTCACGCGCTCCTGATGCTGATGCATATTCCGAACTGGTGTCGGCCTTCCTGTTTGTGGAAAGCGGATCAACATTGGCAGGGACTGCTTGGTATTGCACAAGTCAGCCAGGTGGCACTTTAGGCGTTACTGCAATTGTATGGAGCAACTTTAGTGTTGCATCGTCTTACACCGCAGGCACAGGGTTAACCCTAGCAGCAAGTCAATTCAGCATTACAAATACAGGTGTATCAGCGGCGACTTACGGCTCGGCCTCTGTTGTCCCTGTCGTGGCGGTCAACGCCCAAGGGCAGATCACCAGTGCGACAAATACTACGATTGCCATTACAAACTCGCAAGTTTCGGGTCTTGGCACAATGTCCACCCAAAACGCAAACAATGTTGCAATCACGGGTGGATCAATTGCAGGAACGCCGATTAGCGGCTCTACGGTCGGTGGCACTACTATCACCGCCTCCACGCAATTTAGCGGCCCTGGCACGGGTTTAACAGGCACGGCAAGCGGTTTATCCATTGGAGGCAATGCAGCTACTGCAACCAGCGCCACATCTGCGACCACTGCGACCACCGCAACAAATCTCGCAAACGGGGCCGCAGGATCGGTTCCATATCAGTTGGCATCAGGCACAACTGCCATGCTTGGCATTGGTTCTACAGGGCAGATTTTGTCCGTGGTTGCTGGCTTGCCCGCATGGGGATCACTCTCAACTAGCGCGGTTACATCGTTCAGCGCAGGGACAACAGGTTTAACGCCTTCTGCGCCTGGTACTGGTGCAATTACCCTTGCTGGAACGTTGAACACAGGTAATGGCGGCACAGGACTGACAACGTTCACATCTGGCGGCGCGGTTTACGCCACATCCACTTCTGCGCTGACCACAGGCACTTTGCCGGTCGCCTCGGGCGGCACAGGGGTAACGTCAAGCACCGGCTCGGGCAATGTCGTATTGTCCACCAGCCCAACATTGGTAACGCCTATTTTGGGAACTCCCACATCGGTGACGTTAACAAACGGCACGGGTTTACCCTTAACCACAGGCGTGACAGGAACATTGCCAATTGCAAATGGAGGCACAAATGCTACAGCAACTCCAACTGCGGGCGCGGTTCCGTATGGCACGGGTACGGCTTATGCGTTTACTGCGGCAGGCACTACAGGCCAGGTCTTAACGTCCAACGCCTCGGGCGCACCAACTTGGACAACGCCATCGGGCGGCATTTCAATTACTGATGACACAACTACGGCATCGGTGCGTTATCCGTTGTTTTCGTCTGCAACAAGCGGAACGGTTACCACAGAATACACTAGTTCAACTAAACTTAAATATACGCCTTCAACAGGCGCGTTAACAGCCTCGCAACTTATAATTGCACCATAAGGAAATATCATGGGTCAACTTACATTTCAAGCAACTTTAGGCGGCGCGGTCAATCTTGCTGGCCCCAATACCGCTTCAACAACTACTTTTACATTGCCTAGCGCAGACGGTTCTGCAAATCAACCATTAACAACTAATGGCAGCGGAACGCTTGCTTTTCAAACATTACCTGTTGCTGGTGGAGGAACTGGTGCAACATCTTTGACGGCAAATAACGTTTTGCTTGGAAATGGAACATCTGCATTTCAAACGGTTGCGCCTGGAACAAGCGGCAATATTCTTACATCTAATGGCACTACATGGGCAAGCACTGCGCCTTCAGCATCAAGCAGTGGTTTGACTTTAGTTCAGACAATTAATGCTTCTACTGGTTCAGTAATAGTAAATGGATTTTCTAGTACTTACGATAACTATAAATTGATTATTACAGATATTTATAATTCGACTAATAATAATTACAATCTTGAGATGCAATTTTACATAGGTGGAACTTTAATTACTGCGTCAACTTATGCTTATGCAAATACATGGATAAATTCAAGTAGCACTGCCAATGATATTGGCGCTACAGCAAATGACACAATTAGACTTGCAAATGCACTTGGTAATACTGGTTTCAATCCATCAAATTATTTTGAAGTAGATTTTTTTGCTGTAAATGGTGCAAGTTCTTATAAGTCAGTAATGTATAACGGTGTTTATCATTATAGCGACATTACAAATAGACTTATGGGAGGCGGTACGCAAACTGGTACTTCTGGCGTATTAACAGGTGCAAAAATATTTTTTACTGGTGGAACAATGAGTGGAAAATTTCAACTTTATGGTTATGCAAAAACATAGGAAAAAATAATGACACGTTATAACTCTACATCAGAAGGCAACATTCCTTTTACTGCTGAAGAAGAAGCAGAATGGGATGCAATGGAAGCCAGACGCGCAGCAGAGCAAGCAGAATTGGCGCGTACTAAGTATCAACGTGACCGTGCTGCGGAATACCCACCGATGGCTGATTACATTGATGGCATAGTGAAGGGTGACCAAGCACAAGTACAAACGTACATTGATGCGTGTCTTGCTGTTAAAGCAAAATATCCAAAACCATGATTGCAAAATGGAAAATTCTTGAAATTTCCGTAGAAGGCGAGGCAATAACCCACGCCAAATATCACGTTTTGGCGACTGATGACACAAATGTAGTGGAAACTGAGGGAGATTGGCAGTTTGACAAGTTCAACGTCCAAACGCCTTATGCTGAAGTTACAGAGCGACAAGTGATTCAATGGATCAAGGATGGAGCAACGCAATACGGGCAAAATGTAATAGAATCACGGCTAGAGGAACAATTGGCGCTTCTCAGTAAGACGAAATCTGTTGTGCCTCCGTGGAAACCGCCTGTGTTTACCTTGGAGCAACAATGGCACAGCCAATCGACATAGTATCAAGAGCATTAAAAGACATCGGCGCGTTAGAAGCCGGTGAAACGCCTACGCCCGAAGCGGCGCAAGATGCGTTTGAAATGCTTAATGATATGTTAGATCAATGGTCTAACGAAGATATGATGGTCTACAACTTCACGGAAATTATTTTTCCCGTGGTTGGTGGACAGACCCAATACACCATTGGCCCAGGCGGGTCTGTTGGATCAAGTTTTACCGGCTCAATCACCGGCAACATCCTGACAATCACAGCTATTGCCTCGGGCGCAGTTACGTTAAACCAAACCCTATCTGGCACAGGAATTACCCCAGGCACTAGCATTGTGTCGTTTATCAGCGGCTCTGGTGGTAACGTGCTAGAGGTTGGAACGTACCAAGTCAACATTTCGCAAACGGTTGCAAGCACGACAATTACAGGCTACTACCAAAAACCTTTGCGCGTCAATTCGTCTTTTGTACGGATTAACACAACGTCCAACGGTCAGCCAATTTATGGCGGTGGCCTTGATTACCCTATTGCTGTTCTAACCCTTGATGACTATTCTTTGATCGGACTAAAAAGTCTGAATGGCCCGTGGCCCAAGGCTTTGTATTACAACCCTGGAGATACATTGGGAAATCTGAGTGTTTGGCCTAATCCTGCCCAAGGCGAGATGCACTTGTTTACAGACACAATCTTTGCTCGATTTACCACAATGTACGACATCATGCGAATCCCACAGGGTTACGTTAACGCGCTGCGCTGGTGTCTTGCTGAGCGCCTTATGCCTATGTATGGCAAGGCAAGCCCCGTGCAAATTGGCATGATTCAAAAGTTTGCAGGCGAAGCCAAGGCGACAATCAAACGCACCAATATGCGTCCGCAGATGGTTTCTCGCTATGCAGATGCTTTGCTAACAGGACGTTCTAAAGACGCTGGCTGGATTTTGACCGGCGGCTTTTTGCGTTAAAGGACTGTCATGCCCGAATTCGGATTTGTCGGCCCAAGTTACGAAGCACCCTCGATTTATCAAGAATCGCAGGAGTGCATCAACTTTTTCCCCGAAGTTGACCCGCTTAAACAAGGCGGCGTTCGGGGCGTTGTGGCGCTTTATCCAACACCAGGCTTAACCCTTGAAGCGGTGCTAAACAATGCCGAAGTGCGCGGATTGCGTACTTTGTCGGGCGGCAGTCAAATGATTGCAGTTTGCGGCTCCTACGTTTACGTTTTTACGTCAAACCTTTCTGCCACTGTGGTCGGCATTCTTAATTCGTCTACGGGTCGTGTTGGCCTATCTGACAACGGAATTAACGCTTACATTGTGGACGGAGCCTATCGGTACACATGGCGCATTTCCAGCCCCGCAAACGCTGTTTTTACGGGCTCTATCAGCGGGACAACCCTGACTGTTACGGCAGTCAGTAGCGGCACAATTACGGCCCACCAATCACTAACAGGCATTGGTATTACCGCAGAGACAGTGATTACGGCTTTGGGATCAGGCTCGGGTGGGGTTGGCACTTATACAGTAAACCTTTCCCAAACCGTGTCAGCAGAAACAATGACTTCTGCTGCGGTCGGCGCTCGATTTACCGCAACCATTGCAGGAACAACGCTTACCGTTCTTTCAGTCGCAAGCGGGACTATTTACCTTGGTCAAACCCTGCAAGGCGCAGGCATTACCGCTGGCACAATTATTAAAGCATTGGGTACAGGTACGGGTGGAGCGGGGACTTATACAATCAGCACTGCCCACACAATTGTGACTGGCATCACAATGTATGCGCTGAACTTCAGCGTTTTGCCAAGTTCAGACGGCGCTTTTAGCGGCGGCACATCGGTAGACATTGTGGACAATTACTTTGTTTACAACAACCCAGGCACTCAGCAATGGGGATCGTCTGACCTGTTAAGCCCGATTTCTTCATCTACGTCTTACGCGCTCAAAGACGGTGCGCCTGACAAACTGATCGCCCTTATTGTTGACCACCGCGAAGTTTATTTGATGGGCGAAGCATCGTCTGAAGTTTGGACGGACGTTGGCGCAGTTCCTTTCCCTTTTCAACGTATCCCTGGAACATCTACCCAGCATGGTATTGCTGCCCAATTCTCGGTTGCCCGCCTCGGCAATTCTTTTGCCTACGTTTCCCGAAACAATCGGGGCCAAGCGCAGATTATGCAAATGGAAGGGTACATTCCCAAAAGGATATCTACCCATGCAGTCGAGAATACCTTAACAAATCAATACATTGATGACGCTATTTCGTACACTTACCAATTGGAAGGCCACGAAATTTACGTTACAACATTCCCGACTTTGAATTTGACTTGGGCTTATGACTCTACAACAACAATGTGGCATAAGTGGCTTGGCATGGCCTCTGATGGCACTTATATGCGTCATTGGAGTAATTGCGCTGCATCGTTCCAAGGCAAGGTTTTGGTTGGGGATTATTCCAACGGCAAAATCTATTCTTTAGACAAACTGAACTACACCGACAACGGAACAAATGTCCGCAGACTGCGCCGTGCGCCTCATTTGGTTACAGACTTTCAACGCCAATATTTTGATGAATTGCAGATTCAGTTTCAGCCTGGTGTTGGCACTACTGGTTTGTCTAGCCCTCAATTTTTTGTTGTTTATTTAGGTCAAAATTACACCATAACAAGCAATGGCACATTGACTATATTGCCAAACTATCAAGATGTAATTGGTCAGCCAATTGAGCCGCCAAATCCAACAACCACTTATCCCAAAGCAATGCTGCGGTGGTCTAATGATGGTGGTTCTACTTGGTCAAAAGAGTATTGGGTCAGCATTGGACAATTGGGCAAGTTTAAAAACCGTGCGATATGGCGGCGTTTGGGCATGGCCCGTGATCGAGTGTTTGAGGTTGCAGTTTCTGATCCTGTAAATGCAGTCATTGTGTCCGCTAACCTTAAAGCATCAAATGGGGAAAACTAATGGCTTTATCTAATACGCAACAGATCAATCCATACCCGCAAGCGGCGTTTTTGGATGCAAACACTAACCGTCCCACTCGGGCATGGCAACAGTTTTTCCTTAATTTGCTTAATTTTTCAAGCGCAACCACGGCAACCGCAGGGTCAGCAACTTTGCCCGCCAACCCAGTAGGATTTATAAACGTTACCGTCAACGGCAATGCTTATAAAATTCCGTATTACAACGTCTAGGATTAGATATGGCAGTAACTAAATTATCAAATTCCGAATTGGCCAATTTGGTCAAGCAATGGAAGCCATCTAATGAATGGGATTACGATCCAAAGAATAAGTATGCAGGCACTAACATTAGGCTTGGTGACGGAACGCTTGTTCCTTATGACGCTATTGTTCAGCAAGTTTTAGCACGATACGATCAAGACAAAAAAAATCCAACGCTTGCAGTCAAGTCAGGAATTGAACTTGGTATTTCTGATGACATCTTAAAAACCCTTCCTGGCGTTGATGAAAACGCTTTAGCCGCTGGCAAACAATTGTTGGCAAGTGGGGCTTTTAACCCAGGCGATACAGGAGAAGGACGCGCAGGATTTGTGCAGCCTGCTGCCCCTGGCTCTGACACTTACAAAGCGCGAATGGCTGCGGGATTGGATGCTTATGGTTATCCTCCTGCGCAAGTTGAAGCATTAAGGGCATCAGGACAATATAGAGAGCCAACAACGTCACTTGCTGATATTGCTCAAGCAGCACCAGCAGCAGCCGTACCCGCCGCCGGTACAACTCCGCTGTCTAACATTACTCAAGCAGCCGCCCCCGCCGCACTCGCTGCGCAAAAACAATATACAGATGCAGAAATCATAAATGCAATTAAGGGCTCAAGGGAGCAAGGTTTTAATGACCAACAAATTATTCAAGGTGCACAAGCTAATTTTGGATTGTCAGCGGATCGCATAAATTCTTTAATTAAAACGGTTCCTGCCCCACAAGCTGCAGCACCAGCAGCAGCAGCCTCCAACGCCGGTACAACTCCGCTGTCTGACATTACGCAATCATCGCCATTGGCTCCTGTTTTACGTCCAAATCAGCCAACGCCTATTCCTACGCCTATTCCTACGCCTATTCCTGCGCCTATTTCTACGCCTATTTTTACGCCTATTCCTACGCCTATTTCTACGCCTATTCCTACGCCTATTCTTACGCCAACGCCCGTTGCGCAAAAACAATATACAGATGCAGAAATCATAAATGCAATTAATGGTTCAAGGGAGCAAGGTTTTAATGACCAGCAAATTATTCAAGGTGCACAAGCTAATTTTGGATTGTCAGCGGATCGCATAAATTCTTTAATTAAAACGGTTCCTGCTGCACAAGCTGCTGCGCCAGCCGCTGCACAAACTGCCGCACAAGGCCCAGCAGTAAAAGACGCATCAGGCAACATTATTGGCTATCAATCAACACAAGGCGCTCCTGGCGCAATACAAGTGCAAACAGGGCAAAATAGAGATGGCCCTGTATACAGTTATTTAACTCCCCCAAGTGGGCAATACGCAACTCGATTGCAAACGGGTACTGATCGCAATGGAAACCCAATTTATAGCGATCAAATGGTCATTACGCCCCAAGCGCAACAAGCGCAAGGGCAAGCCGCAGCATCAAGTTTTGTTGAGCCTGATTGGGTAAAAAATGCCAAACAAACTATTGGCACGGGTGTAGAGCCTGTATATCCAACAAAAACAGGTCGAGACGGAAGTGTTATTCAAGACACAAGCCAAGCGCCTGTTGGGTATCGTTACGACAACGGACAAAGCCAATACGTTTACCTTGATTTAGCGGGAAAACCTACGGGAGCCGTAGAAAGCCGTGGTAGTGGCATTGGCTCAAGCATATTGGACATTGGTAAAACGCTTGCGCCAATAGGTTTGGCAATGTTAGGCGCTAACTTTCTTGCTCCTGCGCTTGGCGAATTATTTGGTGGCGTTGCTGCTGATTTAGGTGGTGGTGCTGGCACATCATTAAACGAAATGATTGCATCAGGTCTTGCACCTGGATCGGCTGGTGCTGCTGGTGCTGCTGCTGGCGCATTAACTCCCGAGGCACTTGCTGCTGCTGCTGGCACAACTGCCGGAGGAGCAGGATTACTAAGTACTGAAGCTGCAGACGCTGTTAGAAATTTAAATATTAGTGCAACTTCTGCGCCAACAGGCGCTTTAAACCAATCAATTGCTGCTGGAACATTTACGCCTGGCTCGATTGCAGATATTGCCGCAGCAAATGGATTAACAACAGATCAACTTGTTTCTGCTGTAAATGCAAATCTTGCGGCTGCTGGCAGTGCTGGAACAACATTGGCAGATTTGGCTGCAGCAGGAACTCCTGGAGCAGGGACAGTAAGCCCTGGAGCAATAAATCAAGCTGTTGCAGCGGGAACATTTACCCCAGGTGCGCTTGCAGATGTTGCGGCGGCTAATGGGCTTACAACAGATCAACTTGTTTCTGCCCTTTCTTCTTCTGGCGCACTTAATGCTGCTGCTGGAACAACATTAGCGGATTTAGCGGCAGCAGGAACGACTCAATTAACTCCTGCGGCAATTGATTCTCTTACAGGAACTGCTGGTTACGGAACTAATGCTTCTGCAGTACAAGCCGCAATTGATGCTGGGATTAATCCCGCAATTGTAGGTTCTGGCGCTTTGGGCACTACTGCTGATTTGTTGGCTGGAACAACAGGCGCAGTCGGAGCAACTCCTGGGGCAGCATCAGTAAATGAAATGATTGCATCTGGCATGAGCCCAGGTTCTGCTGGCGCTGCTGGTGCTGCTTCTGGCGCTTTGACGGGCGCAGGACTTGCTGCTGCTGGTGGAACAGGACTTGCAGACCTTGCTGGCTTGGGTACAACTCAGTTAACTCCTGCTGCAATTGAATCTTTATCAGGAACTGCAGGATATGGGACTAACGCTTCTGCGTTACAAGCAGCAATTGATGCAGGCATTAACCCTGCAATTGTTGGCTCTGGAGCAGGCTTATCGGTTGCTGACTTGCTCGCTGGTACTACAGGCGCTGGTGCAGGATTAACTCCCGCCGCAGCATCAGTAAATGAAATGGTTGCTTCAGGATTGGCCCCTGGCTCTGTTGGTGCGGCTGGCGCTGCAACAGGAGCATTGACAGGATTGGGTCTTGCTGGTGCGGCTGGAACTGGATTAGCTGATCTTGCTGCCTTAGGTACAGGTGCAGGCTTGGGTGCTGCTGGAACTGGTTTAGGCACTACTGCTGCTGGAACTGGTTTAGGCACTACTGCTGCTGGAACTGGTTTAGGAACAACCGGCGCAGGCTTGGGAACTACTGCTGCTGGAACTGGTTTAGGCACT